TGGAGACGTGACAGGTGTTGGCTTCTTCGGTCAACAACAGTGCACCAACAACAAGTACATCACAATCACCGAAGGGGAGCTAGACGCCCTCGCTGTGTACGAGATGTTCAATAAGCAGTACGACGTAGTGTCGTTACGCTCTGGTGCTAACAACGCATCCAAGGAGATCAAGGAGCAACTGGAGTGGCTCGAAGGGTACGAAAACGTAGTCCTATGCTTTGATAATGACAAGGCGGGTGACGTAGCAGTGGACGCAGTGAAGGACCTCTTTAGTCCTAACAAGCTGAAGGTCTGCAAGCTACCACTCAAGGACGCCAGTGACATGCTCATGGCGAACCGTGTCAAGGACTTCACCCAAGCATGGTGGAACGCTAAGGTGTACCGTCCTGACGGCATCATTGCAGGTACGGAGACTTGGGACAAGCTCGTTGAGAAACGTCAGGTCAAGTCCATTCCGTACCCTTGGGAGGGCCTCAATCATATAACCAGAGGGCATAGGCCGTATGAACTCGTTACGATCACCAGCGGTAGTGGTATGGGCAAGTCACAGTTCATCAGAGAAATTGAGTATGACCTTCTACAGCGATGTGAAGGAAATATTGGGGTGTTGGCCCTCGAAGAAGACGTGGCCCGAACAAGTCTTGGTATCATGTCGGTGGCGGCAAACAGGCCTCTACACTTGGAAGAGGACACGCCAGTGGACAAGCTACGGCCTTTCTGGGAAGCCACACTGGGAACAGGACGTTACTACCTATTCGACCATTGGGGGTCAACTTCAACAGATAACTTGCTCGCCCGTGTTCGCTACATGGCAAAGGCCTTGGACTGCCGGTATGTCGTACTGGACCACCTGTCCATCGTCGTCAGTTCCCAAGAGTCCGGAGACGAACGAAAAGCCATTGATGAAATAATGACTAAGCTGCGTACGCTTGTGGCAGAGACAGGCATTAGTTTATTCCTAGTCTCACACCTCAAACGATCCCAAGGTAAGGCACACGAGGACGGTGCTCAGATATCCTTGGGTGAACTACGAGGTTCACAGGCAATCGCACAACTGTCAGACATAGTAATAGGCATGGAACGTGACCAGCAGAACACTAACGAAGACATCAGGAACACGACTACTGTTCGAGTCCTGAAGAATCGTTACACTGGTGAGACAGGTCCAGCGTGTTACCTACAGTACGACAGGACCACCGGTAGAATGCAAGAAGTAGCAAACCCTCAAATTGGAGCAGACTTTTGAATCACAAACCAAGGATATTAAGCTGGTTTAGTTGTGGAGCAGCTTCCGCTTATGCAACGTACCTAGCACATCAAGAGTACAAAGACATAGACACCTGTCGGTTTGAAGCTGTTTATTGTGAGGTAGTCGAGGAACATGAGGACAATAAAAAGTTTTTAACGCAGTTTGCAGAGAAAACTAGAATACCTGTCAAGACACTGAGGAACGACAAGTATTCGGGATCTATTTATGAGGTATTCGAGCAGACTAAGTTCATCAAAGGGCCGACTGGCGCTCCTTGTACACGGCTTTTGAAAAAGGAAGTGAGAAAAAACTATGAAAAACTAGGAGACGTTCAGGTTTTTGGTTATACAGTAGAAGAAGAAGACAGGGCCAACAGGTTTATAGACGCTAATAACGGTGTCTTTACTTACTTCATTTTGCTTGAGAGAGGCATAACAAAGAAGGAATGTCTAGAGTTTGTACAAGATATGGGTATAGATGTGCCTACTATGTATAAGCTAGGCTACTCCAATAATAACTGCGTCGGTTGTGTCAAGGGCGGCATGGGTTATTGGAACGCTATAAGGACGGACTTCCCTGACGCCTTCAATAAAATGGCAAACCTAGAAAGAAAGTTAGGACACGCTCTATTAAAAGACGCTGATGGACCTGTGTTCTTAGATGAGTTAGAGCCTAATCGTGGTAACTTTAAAAGAGACATGCCGGAGGATTGTGGTTTTTCTTGTGAGTGGAAGCAAGAGGAATTATTTTAGTGATCTACCTTGATCTTGAGGCTAACGGCTTAACTCCAGACACCATCTGGTGCGTTGTGACACAGCAGAACGGTGTTTCACAGGTACATACCGACCGTAACACCCTCTGTAAGGCCCTAGAAGGCTCTGTAAGCGTCTGTGGACATAATCTGATAGGTTATGACCTCCCAGTGCTAAAACGTCTCTGGGGGCTTTCTGTGGCTCCTGAGCGCATAGTCGATACTTTGGTATTGTCACGTTTGTTTGACCCAAGCAAGTCCGGTGGACACTCTTTGCGCAACTGGGGCAACGAACTAGGCTTTCCAAAAGGCGACCACAACGACTGGTCAAGACTGTCACAGGAAATGATTGACTACTGTATACAAGACGTAGCAGTCACCGAAGCAGTACACCAGCGGTTGACCAAGGACATGGCAGACTTTGACCAGCAGTCCATCGACTTGGAACATAAGGTGCAGTTTGCAGTACAGCAACAGGAAAAAAACGGGTGGCTCTTGGACCAGTACAAGTGCATGGACTTACTAGCAACATTTAAGGAGAGAATGAATGAAATTGAAGCGGAACTTCAGGAGAAGTTTCCCCCCATTGTACACGAGAGATGGTCTGAGAAAACCGGTAAGCGCCTTAAAGACAAAGTTGAAGTCTTTAATGTTGGCTCTAGGCAGCAAATTGCAAAGCGTTTATCGTCGCTTGGTGTCATCTTTTCTAAAGTTACGGAGAAAGGGAATGCCATCGTTGATGAGGCTGTACTAGCCACCATTGACCTTCCAGAGGCTAGGTCCGTCAGTGAGTACTTGATGCTACAAAAGAGATACGCGCAGGTACACTCATGGATGGAACATGTGCAGGACGACGGAAGAGTCCACGGTCGTGTCATTAGCAACGGCGCAGTAACTGGACGCATGACCCACCAAAGCCCCAACATGGCACAAGTACCAGCAGGACACAGCCTATACGGTAAAGAGTGTCGCTCATGCTGGACTGTACCAGAGGGTAAGAAGCTAGTAGGTTTTGACGCTAGTGGCCTTGAGCTACGTATGTTGGCTCACTACATGGACGACAAGGAGTTTACCAATGTCCTTCTCACCGAAGACATTCACACAAGAAACCAAATGGCTGCTGGGCTTGAAACAAGACCTCAAGCTAAGACTTTCATCTACGCTTTCCTTTACGGAGCCGGAGATGCAAAAATTGGATCTATCGTTGGAGGAAGCCCACGAGACGGCGCAAAACTTAAACAACGATTTCTACGAAATACACCTGCTCTTGAAAGTCTACGAGAACGCGTTGGTCGAGCATCTGGGCGAGGCTATCTCACAGGACTTGACGGACGAAGACTTAGAGTTAGATCTGAACATGCTGCATTGAATACGTTGTTACAGGCGGCAGGAGCCATCGTGATGAAGAAGGCCCTAGTCATACTGGACGACTACGCACCGCAGTGGAAACTAGACTACAAGTTTATAGGGAACATACATGACGAAGTACAGTCGGAGGTGGCTACAGACCAAGCAGAGAAATTCGGTTGGCTTGCAGTCGAATGCCTCAAGGCGGCAGGGGTTCACTTTAACCTCAGATGCCCTCTTGATGGAGAGTACCAAGTTGGAACAACATGGGCAGAAACCCACTAAGGAGAGCAACTATGAACTATAAGAGAGGAGAGGGCAAGTACTACAAGGACAACCCAGAGTCTGTATGGAAACGGGATCAGACTAAGATGTTCGTAAACGGCAAGTACATACCCAAGTCTCACCCTTTGCATAAGCCCGGTCGATACAAGAACTTTGAAGCCGCTGCATTCAGTAGTCTATCGAAGTACGAGTCCAGCGTAGAGGGCCAAGTGTACGTCGTTGTCAACCCTAATTTCCCTGAGTGGGTCAAAGTAGGAATGGCTATTGACTCAGAGGACCGTCTAAATAGCTATCAAACATCTTCACCTTTTAGGAACTATGTGTTAAACTATAGTTGGAATGTAAGCGACCGCAGAGCCGCAGAGTCAGAAGCCCACACTGAGCTACAGAAGATGTACGAAAGACGTAGTGAGTGGTTTAAATGCACACCGGAACAAGCCCAAGAGGTTGTCTCTGGTATAGTAGGGAACTACCAATGAAAAACGTATACAATTTAGTAGACGACATTTACAAGCTTGTTAAAACCAAGAGAGTAGACAAAGACGTTGACATCGAAGAGTGCATTGAGCAATTCGGAGAGAATGTCAAGGACTTGATGCGTAAGGAGTTTGGTGGTCGTCGGTTTGACGGACGTAAGCTACGCATGTCCAACATTGGTAAGCGTGATAGGTTCTTATGGAACCATTTCAATAACGTGAAGAAGTCGGAAGAGATGCAAGGCCACACACTGGTTAAGTTCCTCTACGGACACTTGATTGAAGAACTATTGTTATTCCTTACGAGGGCCTCAGGACATGAAGTTACAGCAGAACAAAAACAATGTGAAATCAACGGCATTACGGGTTCTATGGACTGTAAAATTGACGGTGTTGTCACGGACGTTAAAAGTGTTTCATCGTATGGGTTTAAGAAATTCAAAGATGGCACTCTGGCTTACGATGACCCGTTTGGATACGTCGCTCAAATTAAAGGATATGCAAAGGCAGAGAACCAGACAAGTTTTGGATGGCTTGCGATGGACAAACAGAACGGACACTTAACCTACCTACTGTACAACGAAGAGGACACTCAAGCTCCTGTGTACGAGAAGATAGGCTTTGACATCACAGACCGTATTGAGCATGTTCAAGAGATGGTTAAGCAACCAGAGCCTCCTGAAAACTGCTACGAGCCTAAGCCAGACGGCAAGAGCGGCAACATGAAGCTAGACATAGGTTGTTCGTACTGTGCGTATAAGAAAGAGTGTTGGCCGGGTCTACGTGCCTTCTCTTACTCTACAGGTCCAAGGTTTTTAACGGAGGTACACAATGAGCCGAAGGTCCAAGAAATCAACATTTAGAAGCACGTTCGAAGAAGATGTCGCCAAAATACTAAAGGAGTTTAACTATGAACCTTTCACTGTTCCTTACACTATTTCTCGTAGCTACCGCCCTGACTTCGTTGATCCTAGTGGTCTATACCTTATTGAGTGTAAGGGTTACTTCAGGGATGGAGACACGAAGAAGTACACCAGCATCAGGGACTCCCTGCCCGAAAGTCAAGAGTTAATCTTTGTTCTTATGCAGCCTAACAAGAGAATACGAAAAGGTGCCAAAATGACTATGGCACAATGGTGTGACAAAGAGAAAATACTATGGTATAATATAGAGACACTACAGGAGTTGATTAGTTATGTCACTAACGCTAGAGGAAGTTAAGGAACGCCTCTTGAAAACCTTTGATCCAGATGACCTACTGGAGGCCCTACAGATAACCTCAGAACAGATTCTGGACAGGTTTGAGGACAAGCTAATCAATAGACTGGACGTGTTTGAACAAGAGCTAGAGGAGGAAGCAAATGAGTATTGACGATGCAAGTCCAATGGAGTGGGACAAGGTTAGAGAGTTAGCAAAGCTTTCTATAAGGAAAACACCAGACCCTGTAGAGCGACCTGACCACTACAATAACGGAGCAATCGAAGCAATCGAAGCAATCAAAGCGTCCATGCCTGAGAACGAGTTTAG